CAATGACATGAATACGTGCTGTGCCGTTAAACGGAGGTGTCCACGTTTGTGAAGTAGTAAGTACGATTGTTTCAAGCGTAGCTCCGCCGCCGCCACTGCCTATATAGTCACTGAAGTTGCTCACGACATTACCCACCCTTGCGTTGCGTTCGTAAATATGAATTGTATGGAGAGATATGCTGCATCCATAGTAAAGTCTGTTGCACTACCCATAATGTTTGATCCGTTCCTACCTACTACTGTGTCAGTAAAGTTACCTACAGTGATAAGCACCCGCTGACCAGCAGAAGGTGACGCAGGTAGAGTGATAGTCTGTCCAGCCGCGCTGACGTAGACATGCGTATTGACTGTAGCTGTAATAGAGGACGCTGTGCTAATTGTGGTAATGCCTACGGTTATAGGGTCAGAGGCAATGACACCTGCTTTTACTTTTGTTAAAGCCATTAGCTCACCTCTGGTCTTGTGTCAGGGAAGTCAGAAGTTGACGGCCAGTCGCGTAAGGCAGTTCTATAGGTCAGGATATTGTCACGATTTGGCCAGTCTGGAGTTTGTGCTGCTTGGTCTGTTGCTACAAGCTCACTGTCTCTCCATTCACGCTCCTCGACCTCTTTTACTCCAGCTAGTTGCTCTGTGGTTAATTCATCATCAACTATCTCGTAGTGATCGTAGTTGGCAGAAACAAAATCTTCTTCGGCTACAATAGTGTTGATTACACTACCGCCTACTCCATCTAGTATTTTAAAAATGCTCATATCAGTTCTCTCTATGCGTAGGCTGTGTAGTGAATAATAACGAGGCCGTCGCCGCCATGACCAGCCGTCCCTGAATAGGCGTTACCAGTGCCAAAAAAGAAACCGCCTCCCCCTCCGCCACAGCCGCCGTTTCCAGTAGGCTTGCCAGCTAGATTAGTAGCCATAGATGCCGTAGCGGTTCCGCCTCCACCTGCGAAAGCGCCACCAAAACCCCCTGAAAAGCGGGTTGACGACGTACTGCCACCAAAACCACCGCCACCGCAACCCCAAGAAGGCTGAGTGTTACCAACGGATTCAAAAAACCTGTTGTTATATTCATGGTTATTAATTGTCCTACTTCCTCCAGCATTTGTTGCTGAGAATGAAGAGTTATTACTACCAGTGCCAGCAACTCCGTATCGCGCCCCTATTAAGGTTGCGTCTTTAAATTCAAAACTCTTGTAGTCGGGATGTCCGAAGTAAGTATTCCCGTTGTACACATCAAGGTTACTGAGCCAATTTAATGCCGCGTAATTCGCGCCTCCACCGTTTCCACCCCATGCGACATCAGGGGTTCCGCTTGCTATCTTGCCTCCGCCGTTACCTCCAATGCCTGCACCTCCTGTTCCAAATATGGCCGCGTTGCTTGTGCCACTAAGGTAGTCACCTCCGTTATAACCTGTTGCGCTTTTTATAGCGACAGCTCCACCGCCTGTTCCTACTCGTATTGCGGCATTGCCTAAGCTACCAGCTACGTTGCCACCCCGTCCTCCTGTGCGGTTGTAATCTCCATTAGAAGCCGTGCCTCCTGCACCACCGTTTACACCTGAGTTTCCTTCTCCGCTGACAAAGCCACCACCAGCTCCGCCGTTAGCAGTAAGCGTGGCTGATAGGCCAGTGCCAGATACAGTGGAATTACCGCCAGCTACACCAGCTTGATTGACCGTGTTGTTGTATGGAGCAACACCGCCTGCGCCTATAGTCACGGTAAACGAGCCTGAAGTGGTAACGTCTAAAGACTCTTTTAGGCAAAGTCCACCAGCGCCTCCACCAGTCGCCATGCCGTTGTCTGTAGTTCCGTGACGCTTACCGCCTGATCCACCTGCGCCTATGACATATATAGAGATTGTGCCGTTTCTAGGCGGAACCCAAGTCTGAGACTGATTTAAAACAATTTCCTCAAGAACGCCGCCATAAAGACCGCCACCGCCCCCACTAACGCCACCTAATGTAATAGCCATCTATAGCTCCTTCCAACCAATGGTTGAATCCACGTACACCAGAGTTGCACCAGCGTCTGCCGCCAGTGAGCCATCGTCTGCTGTACTGTTAATCTTTGAGCCGTTACGACCCACGGTTACTGTGCCTGTGCCAGCGTTCTTGATAAATACTACGTTACCCGCACTAGGGCTTGCAGGCAGAGTGATTGTCACTGCACTACTTGAGTTGACAATAAGCTGGTCACGGGTGACTGCTGTGTAAGCTCCAGTCTTGATAGCAAAGTCATTAAAAGCTCCGCCTGCTCCAGCGGCTAACTTGGAAGCTGTTACGGCACCATCTACAATCTTAGCCGTAGTTACCGTGTTGTCACTGGGTGTACCTACGTCAGTAACTGCAATAGCCGCTACCATAATCTCTATAGCTGCCCCGTTAGCAGGAGCCTCAGAGAAAGTAACTACAGCGGGAGTTGCGCTAGATACTGTATAGGTTGATTTGTTCTGATACACACCATCGACATACACCAGCGTGTTGTTTTCTATTGCTGCGCCAGATAGCGTAAAAGTTACGTCAGAGCCGTCACCAGTAAAGGTGTTAAGCAGCAGGTCAGCAGCCCCACCACCAATCTCACCCCACTCTGTGGAGTAGCCTTCAAACTTGCCTAGTGTTGTGTTGTAGCGGAACTGACCAGCTACACCTGTAGGACGCTGGGCTGTAGTACCTGCTGACATCTTGACAGCGGTAGTACCTGTGACAGTGACTGAGTTAAAGCTAGGATCAGTACCAATAGAAGCTGCACTAGCGGCAGCAGCAGTAGCTGAGCTGGCTGCATTGGTGGCTGAGGTAGAGGCTGAACTTGCTGAGGTAGCAGCAGCCGTCGCTGAGTTAGCTGCGTTTGTAGCAGATGTTGCCACAGCAGACTCTGAATTAGATGCGTTGGTTGCTGAAGTCGCTGCGGCTGTAGCTGAGTTACTTGCGTTGGTCGCTTGAGTTGTAGCCAGTGTTACTTGAGCTGCTGCGTCTGTAACATAGCCTGACGCTGTAGAGGCGCTGTTAGACGCACTGGTTGCGCTTGTAGCGGCGTTTGTAGCTTGAGTAGTAGCTAGGGTTACCTGATTAGCAGCGAGCGTTACCTGAGCTACTGCGTTGGTCTCAGCAGTCTCTGCGTTGGTCTCTGCTGTTTCGGCAGCAGTCTTAGCTGTAGTTGCGTTAGTAGCAGCGGTGGATGCTGTTGTCGCGCTTGCGGCTGCGGCATTAGCTGAATTTTCTGCGGCTGTGGCGTATTGACTTACACCAGTTGCATTTGTAGCAGCGGCAGCGGCTGAATTGGCTGCGGCTGTTTCTGAGGTGGCAGCGTTAGCTGCACTTGTAGCTGCTTCACTTGCTTTGTTAGTAGCTATGACAGCTTGCGCGGTTACTGCTGTTAGTGTGGCGTCTGTGTTGGAATCTCCAGCACCGCCATCTCCTCTAAAAATTGCCATGAATAGCTCCTAAGAAAACAAGAAAGAAAGGGGGACTCCGAAGAATCCCCCAGTTGTACTGAGCCTTACTGAACGGCTAGTACGAATCCTGCTTCTGGACGCATTACTTGACAACCGTAAAGCGTGTCAGCAGTGTACAGAGTTCCCAAGAACTCCTGCTTGTACTGAGTCTGAGAGCGTACAGCCTGCTGCTCTGCAAGAACATTGGTGTCCTTGTGGATCAGCTGGGCACCACGAACGCCTGACTCAAGAGTAGGTACGTTAGTAGAAACAAATACGTCAACGCCGTACAGGTTACCAATCTTGCCAGTCTCTACGCCTTTGCCATTAACAAAGTCAGTAGAAGTGTAGCGATCAATACCCATGATAGCGTTACGCAGTGAAGGTGGTACGATGAAGCTACGACCGTCCATAGGAACGTCTGCGTCATCCATTTTCTGAATGAGGCTACGGAAAGCAGCGTCAGTGAAAGCATTCACGTCAGCAGTACCGTCAGCATCATAGGCTTCCAAAGCGCCACCAGAAGTAATCTGGAAAGCAGCATTGTGAACCCAAGAAGAACCGTCACCGTTACCGAACTTCTTACCCAGAGTGAAGAGATCATCATCTACCTGCTTGGCCAGACCGTAGCCTGCGTCACCAGTGTAGAACTGACGTAGTGAGGCCAGAGCCTGTACTTCAGTGATGTCTTCAATCAAGCGAGAGAACTCAAAGTGCTTGTCGATGTTAATCAGAACTTCTGACTCAACAGAGTTCTGGATAGTTACTGCGGTTTCTGCAACCTTAGCGTGAGCTGAACCACGGGTAGGCTTAGGGACGTGGATAGTGTCACCTTTCTTACCAGTCATGCTCATTTTCTTTACTAGGTTAGCAAGAACCAAGTTGCTCTGGTAGGCGGCGATTACCTCGTCACTCCAGATTTCGGGGATAAACTTAGCAGCAGAAGTGTTGTCTACTGCACCGCCCATTGCGGGATATACTGATGTAGCCATAATACAAGTCCTATAATAAGATAATTAGCGGACTCTCCCCTCGTTATATGCCGCAGTGATCTCGTCACTTAAAGACAAATATCGTTCAGGATCGTCCTTCATAAGTTTAATAATGTCTGAACGTCTATAGACTTTACGCGCACTTGCTTCGCCAGAACCCTTTGCGTTGCCAGTGGAAGCCTTCTTAACGGCTTGCTTACGTTGCGTCTTCTCTGCGGCTACTGCTTGACCCATTGCCTGTTGACGCTCTTTCCAAATAGTGAAAAGCTCATCAGCAGCCTCGTAGTCATACTGAGTGTCTGCCTGTGCAAAGAGCTGAGTGCGAATCTTAGAGCCTTTAATCCATTCTACAAACTTAGGGTCTCCTAGAATATCCTTCATGTCAGGATGCTTCTGGTTGAGTTGTCCCATAGCTGTGGTCTGTTTGTACTGTTGAGTCTGTGCCTCAGCAGCTTTGATTGAAGGATGATTAGCAATTGCTCTCTCGACTGCCTTGTCGGGATCAGAGAAAAAGTCTACTTCTTCTTCAGGTTCTTTCTTTGGTTCTGTGTCGAGTTGTGTCTGTATGTAGTTGTCTACTACTGAACGAAGTTCACCTACCTCACTGCTCTGACGACCCAATAGCTTTTCAGCTTCTTGGTGCATCCGTACAATCTCTGCGGTAGACTTCCCTTGATACTTTTCAGGAATATCGTCTTCTGGTGTTTCTTGAGGAGTTGCCTCTTGAGGTTCCTCAGTAATCTGACTTACTTCTTCTTCAGTTTCAACGTCTTCTGGACGCTCGTCAATTAATGTTGCCATTATAAAACTCCGTGATTTCTCATTATGGAGGTGTATTATGTAAGGATTCGGTTAGGAGTTAGCCTTACGCTCTTGTTGTAACTTTTGCTCACGAGCTTTAAGCCATTTGTTCGTTGCTCCGGGAAAGTCCCCAGAAACAGGATCAAGACTAATTCGTGGCGCAGTTACAAGTTTAGTAGCAAGTTTGCCACAAGTTTTACATACAACTTCTGTGGTCTCGCTAGATACGAAGTGTTCGTTGATATGACCATCTTCGCATTGAAAGTCAAATAGTAGCGCCATTAATGCACTACCTCGTGTTCTTCTTGAGCTGACAGTATAGAGTCTTCTAAGTTAAGGATGTTAGCAATGACAGAAAGCTGTCCTTTGCGGAAGTACAAATCCTTGTCGTCTTTGGTGTACTCTATGGAGTCTACGACCTGAGCATTATCCTTCATATCTTCTATAAAAGACTTCCAACCCTCAGACCTAAACATCTTCTGTAGTTCAAAGTAATACTGTTCTAGCTCTTTATCAGTCATCTGTTTCTCCTATAAGGACAGTGTACCTGATTATTATAACATAAAAGTATAAGAAAGTCAAGCTTTATTTCTTCTTTTTACTTGACTTCTCTGTAGTTTTGTTGTATATAGCGTCCCAGTTAGCTGCAAACTTCTTCTGGTCTGTCTTGCGCTGGGCGCTTCCTTTACCACCGTGTGTCT